CGCCGCTAGATTCATGATCCCCGGCAGACCAGCCGTCATTTGCTTGGTCTTCCATCCGGCCATAGCCATGTATTTTAGAGCTTCGGCACTTTCTGTGGCACTAAACTTTGTAGCGGCCCCCATTTCTTTTGCTTTCGCTGTGAGTGCTGCCAAGTCCTTTCCGGATGCCCCGGAGATCGCCTGTACCTCGGACATCCCGGCTTCAAAGTCTGCCCCCATCTTAATCGCTGCTACTCCCGCAGCCGCAACACTTGCTGTTGCCACTTTGAAACCTGTCTTAACAAGCCCTTGAAATTTCTTTAGGCCACTTTCCACCCCTTTCGTGTCCAGGCCCGTCTCTATGATTACTTTTCCATCTGCCAAGAGTTTTCACCTACCTTATTTTTAAAAACAAAGTAGGCTTGGACGCTACTCTCTGGTGCGCCTCTGAACTCTTCCCTTTGTACTCATTTCCAGTTTATTTATGTGTTTGCATCGAGGGCACTTTACTTCCCCTTTGATTTGTTCTGCTTTTAAGAGGGTCTGCCCACAGACTTCGCATTTAATCTTTACAATCTTTATCACCCCTTTAAAAGTGAAGATACGTCTCCCCCGTTTAAGAGGGCTTGTGTGATCTGGTCCTGATATTCCCGTTCTTCCTTTGATATGTCGTCATATGGGAGCTTATACGCTTCTTTCATCTGTTTATAGAATTTCTTCTGCTCTCCGTCCATGTCTTTCAGATCTGCCGCACGATACCCCATGATCTTAACGATCATAGAGCTTTCTTTTAAGCACGTGAACAGCGAAAAGAATTTCCACCAATGCAGATATTCTATATCGTATAGATCAATCCCATATTCCAGGAACGCAGCATAGATATACTCCATATCGTATCGAAAAGAATAAATTGGCTTCTGATTCTTGCTACTTTTCCCTTCCACTTCCGGATGATCCCCGCATTGATAAAACCAGATCAGTTTTTCCATTGCTTTTTCAAGATTATCCGGTATCTCCTGATAAAAAAGAGCCAATCCGCTGTTGTATTTTGTCAAAAGTTCAGCTTTCTTTCGATCAAACCCCGGATATTTCAAGAGCTCGTCTGCGAAATCTTTCTGTTCCTTTGTAAGCGTCGGCTCTTTTATCATTTCATCAAACTCAACAAAAATACGAAAATCCGAATTAACAGGATAATCTATGCCATCAATCCGGACAGATGTAGGAAGTTTTGAAAACATCATTTTTTCTTCGCCTTGGCTCTCTTCTGCTGCCGATTCTTATAAACCTTTTTCTTATAGTCCTCCACATCTTTTTCATCAAATCCATAAAGATCAATGACGATCTGGTTATTCTTTTTCATCGCTTCTCCTTGGGCATCGTCGAACTCTCTGAAAGCGATATATGCCTCTAAGTGTTTCCCAAGACTCAGCTTTTCCCCACAAATTTTCTTGCCAAGCCCTTTTTCTTCGGACACATCATCAAAAAAGTTCCTTACACCAAGGCAGAATCTTTTTACATACAGCTCATAATTGGTCTTTTCCAGGCCTAAAATTTCTTCCATCACATTAGATAGTTTGTCATTAGCCTTGCTTGCCCTTTGAATATCATCGTATACGGTTGCATCATACTCGAACTGCGCACCATTGCGCATGAATGTTGTATTTAACATATTCCCTCCTTATGCTCCTGCCGCTTCTGTAACCGTCACCGCACAGACAGCTGTTTTACTCCCATCCATGGTTGTGACCGTAATATCCGCATTTCCTGCGGAGATCCCGGAAACTTCACCAGTAACAGATACGGTTGCCTTTGTTTCATCGCTGCTGGCCCATTCCACGGTTTTGTTTGTGGCATCTTCCGGCAGCACTGTGGCTACAAGTGTCTCTTTCGCCGCAACTGCAAGGGACAGCGTTGTTTTATTCAACGCCACCCCGGTCACGGCTTTAAGAGGGTGTATCGCCTTTCGCCATAAATGTCTTTGTTGTTGTGTTAAATTCTCCCTCAATAATGTCTCCAATCCCTAAAAGTTCACCTTCTACCTGGATTTCCCCATCATTATCATTAAATGTTGATACAGCAACGCATACGCCGATCTTCCTTGCATAAAAAGTATTTTCCTTTGCAGGAATCGGATTGTCAAATTCCACCATGACATTTGTTGTGTTACAATCGGAGCCTGTTTTTAAAAGTTTGCCAATCTCAGAAATAAATTTAATGACAGGCTGGCTTTTAATCATATCTGCTGTGAATGGCTTTTTCCATTCGTATGACTTTACGGATCCAGTAGCAGAAGCGTCATTGATATACTTCTTGCTGTCTGTCTGCGCCCCTACCTCCTCGTTTGCTTCTGTAAAACCTGTACCCATGAGTTCGTAGGTCGGTCCGTCTTCTTTTGTTCTAACGTCCAAATATTCCGCTTTCATGTGGCGTTTTTCAATTCCTGTATCATTTGATGCAAAAAACTGAATATTCATCTTTTCCATTCTTCTACTTCCTTTCTTGAAAATATGTTAATTTGCACTGTATCTGGTACTGTGCAAGGGTTTCTGAGGCATCGAACACATATCCGTGCGTGGTCGCCTCTATTTTTCTTGCTTCTTTTCCTTCTCCAAGGATTGGTAGTTTCTTTTCCATGCTGCACTCTTCCAGCCATTCGGAAAACTTTTCGTAAAACTCGTCTATGTCCAGGTTTTCTGCCAGCTCTCGCCCGAAGTATTCCCGGCTGGCAAAAATAAAGTTGAGCTGTCTCACGGTGCAGCCGTCCATGTACCGTTTTTTAATCGGCCTATCATTAACAGACGGTTCGACCATGTAGCTTTTCTTTCCTTCATCCAAGTAGTTTACGTTTATTAACTTGCCAATCCCCTGGCTAAACTCGTTTAAAAAAGGACATCCAGCAATGAATGTCCTCACATCTCCTATTACGCTCACTCTGCTCTACCTCCTACATAGTCAGCTACAGATTTCACAAGGTCGTCCCCATGATCCGCCATCATTCGGCGATCCCATTCCTTTCCACGCAGCCCATTTCCTTTATTTTCATAATACTGTCTTTGTGAATATACCTGTGGGTAGGTAATCTTATCTACAGATTCAATCGCCGTATTTTTCATTGTGCCGGAAAGCTTTGGAACATATGGATCACAAAGTCTGCGGACTTCGTGTGTCAAGAATCTTTGTGCTGATCCGCCATTCTGCATCCCTCTTTCAAGAAGAATCTGCTGAGCCGGATTCATGTTTAGCCTTATGTTCATCGCTTTCCTCCTATCCTGAAATGGTGTGTCCTGGGTGAACCTCTGCGGTTGTCAGAAAAAGAAACAACCTTACCAGAATACGGCAGGTTTAGAATGTCAGATTCTTTTCTGATCTCCCCATGCAGTCCCTTCACAAAAAGACTGCCGTTGTCAATCGTCCAGAATCCAGACCTTTCTTTTTCTGTCAAAGCTAAATATTTATCTGG